TGTTGCCTTTTGCTTTGCTGGAGTATTACCGTCAATCACTGCCGGTAGGTATTTCTCAAACGAACTACGTAGTCTGTTCGTTTGAACTGATTCCAGTAAATCTTTCATGATAGCTTTTTGATCGCTGTTAAGCGGACCAACCAACTCATTCATAATTTCTTGTCTTTGTGCAGTTTCTACTAGACGCTTTTTCTCAGCTTCTTTTGATTCTGCAATTTTAATTGCTTTAGCCGCATGTGTTTTGGCTTCTGCAAGTTGTTTGTCTTTTAGATCAAGAACCTTTAACAGTTTTGCTGTTTCTGATTTTTCATTTAGATATGAAGAACCATACTCGTTTGCAAATGCTTCAAAGATTCTACGACCGAAGTCGTTTTGACGTGCTGTGTCGATGTCTTCTTTGAGAGATCCAATTTCTTTATTAAGAGTCTTGGATACTGTCTCTGAAACTACATCGGCACTACGCTTGATAAAATCTTTCTTGACCTTGTTGAAGTGTGATTTTGCTTCCTTAACAAGTTTAACCTTGGTTTCTGCAAGATCTTTCTTGTCTTCATAGAACTCAGCAATTTCTGAAGATAGTGCTTCAACAATGAACTCTTCAAGCTTGGCATAATTTTCCTGCATTGCTTTTTTGTCTGCATGTAGTTCTGCTATTTCTTTTTGTAGTTGTTCAACCACAAAACCTTTTAATAGCTGTGAATTTTCACGCATAGCAACAGCATATTTTGCCTTTGCTTCTGCTAGCTGATTTCTGTCTTCTGTAAACTCAGCAATTTCTTGCTGTAGATTTTCAGAAAGCATTTGATCAATAGCATCTACCATTGTCTGCTTGTCATGCTCGTATTTTTGAGCAAACTCTTCACGGAGTTCAGCAGTTACCTGCTGCTTTTGCTCATTTACTTTAGCATTCCATGCTTCTTCTACTTCAGCTCTGATTTCTTCTGAAATTACATCATTTTCAAAAAGGTGTTTCAGTGCTTCCAACATATAATTTCTCCTGTTATTGGAGTTTGCTGATAATGTTAATCAGCGATTCCTTTAGATATTTTTGTGCCTTTGTGTCGTGTTTTGTTGCCTGTGCTAGTTCAAATGCTGTGTATCCTCCGCGAGCATTCATTAGATGCTCGTAAATTGGTGTAGGATACGCTCCTGGAGCCGATGGTTGTGCAACCACGTCTACAGTTATAATTTCAAAATCGGAAACTTCTCCGCTTCCGTCTTCTTTTACATTCCCCGAACCCCTGGATGAGACGCCTAGTTTGACTCCGCTTTCAAGCATTGTGCGAACTAGTTGTCCCATCGGAGTTGGTAGAATTTTAAGTTTACCATACCCATTAGATCCGTCCATCCACATATTGGTAATCATATGGCTTACACGGTCAAGGTTTATATTAAGGCCTTCTGGATGATCAACTTCGCCGAGAGGTGTGAACCCGTTTTCGCATTGATCATTGAGAGTTTTGACAGCCCTGCCGATTTCATTTACAGGATATACTCGCTGATTAGCATTGCGAACGCCGCCCTGAATACAAATACCTTTCATAAACAGGTCTTTGCCTTCATTGGCATTTTCAAGCACAATCTGTGCTTGATCAAATGTCAAATGCTCTCGTAAGTTTTTCATTCAAGTAGCCCTTCTTACTTTGCGCGAGTACTTACTTTGTTAAGTGTGCTATCCGCGCTCTTGTCAGCACCTTCAGGCTTGCCTTTCTTTTCTGCACCGTGTCCTGCTGGAACAGTCTTGCCTGCTTTTGCTGCTTTTCCACCTGGTACATTTACATTACCAGTTGACATATCTTTTGGTGAAGTATCACTCAGTGCAGAACCTTTCAGTGCGCCTTTGTTTGCTTCGCCGCTTTCTTCTGTGTCGCTGCGTAGAATGTTTTGAGTTGTACCACCCATGTCATTCTTCATGTTGTCGACTGTAGACTTCTTGTTTACACCGCCGTCTTCACCTTTGCCTTTTGACTCAGCACCGTGACCGCCTGCTACTTTTTCTACATACTCACGCATTTGCTCTGCGCTGCTTTTTTCTTCGACTTCTTCGTCTGCTTCATCAACTTCTTCGTCGTCAGCTTCGTCAACTTCTTCGTCGTCTGCTTCAAAAGCAAAAGCTTCTTCAGTGTCGTCTTCTTCGTCGTCCATGTCACTTTCTTCGTCGTCCATGTCCATTTCGTCACCGGCTTCGCCTTCTTCACCTGACATCAGCTTTTCAAATTCTGCTTTGAGTTCGTCTAGTGCATCTTCTAGATCATCAACACGATCTTCTACTTCGTCGTCGTCTCCGCCTTCGTCGCCCATGTCCATGTCCATGTCCATTTCGTCGCCATCGTCTTCGATGTCGCCCATCATGTCGTCAGCTGGGTCACCGCCCATATCCATTGGATCAGCTTCTACTTCAAACTCGTCAAGGTCAAAGTCTTCAGACATTTCTTCGTCATCTTCATCTTCGTCCTTAGCTTCTTCAACTTCTTCGTCTGATTCCTCAACTTCTTCGTCGTCTGCTTCTTCAACTTCTTCGTCTTCTAGCAGAGACTCATAAATCTCTCTTGACTTTTCTACCACGATTTCGTGGAAAAGTTCCTGTGCGCCGTCACGGTCTTCGTTGATAAGACGCTCCAGCATTTCTTCAAATTTTGTACGGTCCATTTTATTCTCCTGTAAAAAAGTTTTACCATACCGCGGTACGATACGGGCTGTCAATATTATTTACTACATATGCATGAAAAAGTCTCTGAAAAGGCTGGATTTTGACGCTTTTTGTTCAAAACACTTCAGAGATTGTGAATTTTTTTGAATTTTTCCTGACTTATGTGCTCTATATTGGGCAACCCTGTCAGCTCTTTGGGGATAAATCCCCCTTCTTCCATTACTCGATAGTATTTAACATTTGGATGCTCTTTCACCGTTATAGTGGTTTGTTTTAACCAATTTCCGTAAAATGTAGCCCTGTCTGACGATTTTTTGTAATTGGTTGTGTCAGCAAACAGATTGTTGAAATATCTACCATCACCTTTGCCTTTGTAATCAAACCCTAAAATGTATATTTCTTTGTATCCGTGTTGACTAGCTAACCAAAGTGCTGTAGGTCCAGAGCTCCAGCCTTTGCTAGGTTCAAATAGCTTTAAACCTTGTATATTCCTATAACTTCTGTTTGGGTTGGTCCATAATTCATTGTCTATTTGATAGCCAGTTCTGGAAATTTCAATCACCATTCTGGTATCGACAGCAATGAGATAATCAGGAGTGAATGTTCTATAAAGTGCATTGCATCCGTATATTTTGCCTTTTCCTTTTAGTTCAACAGGATCAACAAATGCACGGCTTGTACCATTTCCTAGAACAAATCCTACGGTTGCAGGTTTTTCTCCTGGCTTTGACTTGATAGGCGGAATTACAGGATTTGATATGCCTGCCTTTTTGGCTCTCTTAATAGCCTTAAGGCGAGCTTTTTCTTCCTTGCTTATACCAGGATATTTGTCTATTTTTTTATCTTTTGCCATTACATACCTGTTTCAGCGTTTGCTGCAATTCCATACATTTGTTTTACAAAATGAAGGTCTTTTTTGCGCTCTTCAACAGATAATTCAGAAGCTTTGCGGATGCGATTTAGTTGCTTTAGAGTTAATCTTACTTGGCGTGTGTCGTCAAAGTCAACCGGTGATTCGTCATACTCTGGCTCATAGCGAGTATCTTCAACGCTGTCTAAGGTGTCTTTATCAAAGTAAAATAGTTCTCTAAGTATCATGATATTGTATTTATATCGTTTGGTCAGTTGGAGGTGTTTCGCCTGCACCTAGATCTGCGCCTGTTGCAGTTTCAGGAGCTTCGCCTTCGCCTCCGTCGATGCCTCCGGCATCTGTGTCTAGCTCGTCTTCTGCACCAGCTAGATCACCTTCTATGCCTGCGCCACTGATTCCTGCACCGCGCATCTCTGCACTTGCATCCGTTGGCATTGGCTCTAGATTTTCTTCATTTTCTTCTCGCCATAGACGTTCATTTTCTGCTAGCTCTTCTTCCGTGAGTCCCAAGAAGCGTTTCAGTGCAAAGCGATTCGAAATATAAGGAATAGCCGCCATCTGTGTGTATGTAGGCACCCTTGCATTGTCAATTTCACTCTGTCTGTAGCTTGCAAAATTTTGTGGCTCCTGGAATCGGAGGTTAAACATGTTTGTGTCAATGTTCACACCTTTTTCCAAGAGATAGCGTTTGAACTCCGTGTCAAACTCTTCAATGATTAACCCCTGTAAGCGTTCGCAGTAGGTGTTAAAACGCAGTTCCTGGATGTATGCAGTGCCGACTCGTCCGTCATTGTACTGAGAGCTTGCATCATCAGCACCCGTGGGCAAATAGCTTGAAGGGATTCGTAAACCGCGTACAAGCTTATTAGTAAAATATCTGAGATCATCAATTTCTCCTAGATTTGTGCCACCTGGTAGAGTTTCTACTTTAGATCCTCTGCCTTCAGCTGTTTGTGGGAAGAAGTAGTCCTCGTTGATTGACAGCGGGTTATACGAACTGTCTATGACATTCTGACCTCCCCCTGTTGCCGATGGGATCCTGCGTTGGTGGATTTCCGTTTTAACACGCTCAACAAACTGCATAGCAAGGTGTGTTGGCATGTTGCCCACATCAACGTAGAACACTCTTCTTTCTGGAGCTCTCTGTACACGATAGATAATAATCGCATCTTCAAGCAGTTCTTTTTGTTTGTAAACTTTGAATACTGTTTCCAGCAATGAGTTTCCAAACGGATAATTTTTGTCTAGACCTTCTGATAGACTTAGATGCACAACATGCTCCGCACCCACAGTGATTTCGTTTTCTTCGTTCATCCAACGATTGCCTGCGTTTGTGGGCGAGTTTCCTGTCATACCTCTCACCCCGCCTGTGAGATATCCTTGACCTCCACCAGTTACTTGGCCATTCGTTTCATAGGGTGTTGTGGCCACCATGTCTTTAAAATTAACATTGAAATCTTTTACAACATACTGTTCAGGTGTTTTGCCTTCACTTTCGTTTACAATGATCTTTGTGACGTTAGCGGGATCTACATGAAACCATTTTTTGGTTTCGGGATCTCTGATAAAGATCTGATCACCATATTTAAACGTGTTGCGGAACAGTCTAAACATGCGTGTGTCAAACTTTTGAATTTTGCACCACTGTTGTAGATACTGTTGTATGATTGTTACTTCTGAATTCGTAGCTTTCTGCTTGAATTCTATTTTGAAATTTGTACCATTCTGTTCGTTTTTCTGTGTGCAGAATTCAGCAAGAATATCCAGTGCGGCATTTACTTCTGAATCCATGTCCATAACATTGTATTGACCATAGCGTTCCACACGATTAGGAGTGCCCATGTAAACATCAGGCAAATACGAACTGTAATTTGATCTCGCAGGTCCTGCCTGACCATTGCTGGCTCTGCCTGAGAATGGGGAGTAGCTACCGTCTGGGTTGTTACCTGTTTGCACAGGTGTGAAGTATTTTTTCCATGACATGTTTTATCCCCTAGTGTCCGATATTCTGCCCTTGCTTATGTCGCCGCCAATGCTTTTTGTGTTTCTTTCAATCTTTTTCAGATAATCTGACGTTTGCATGGTGGTCGTCAACAGTGCATCCATAGTTCTATTTAAGCGATCTTTGGTGTCTCCGCCGGCTGTTGTGACTGCGCCAGGAGCTGTGCTTGGTAAATCTAATCCTTGATTTTCAGCCAACACACCGTTTAGATTTTCCAATGTGGTAACAAGATTTTCCATTGCTTCTCTGTAATTGTTTACATTGTCGGAGTCTAGATCGTTGAGATTTGCAAAGTCTGTAGAGTTCGCCGGCTGTTGGGGTAATGATGCGTTTACACCTTGTGAATTAATATTGGCCAGCTGTGCTTCTAGGGTTGCTACTTCTTGTTGGCGTTCGTATAAATCTTCCAAAGCGTTATCTAACTTTATATTAGCACCCAGGAGCATGTCGTTAGTAACTGCACTACCAGCGGTAAAATAATCATCCTCTATTAATTTCAGTCTGTTTCGTGAAATAGATACGCTTCTCTCTGCTGTAAGTAGCCAATCGTTTGCTTTGTCTAATTTTTCTTTAATTTCTGAAGCATTTGCTTCAAATTCTGCTTTTTCAGCTTGAGGATCCCCACCAAACAGTGCATCTCCCATTGTGGCCAAAACTCCTTTTTTAGGAAGAACATCCAAATTAGAAATTGCATCTGAGAATGAATTTATGCTGCTGGCATTTTGTTGTATAGCATCACTGTCTATGTCTGCGTCTGCAAACTGTTGCAGTTTGTCTAGAGGACTGTCGCCGCCAAAGAATCCTGCAATTCCTTCTGCTATGCTACCTACCATGTTGCCTATACCGCTAACTACAGAACCTGCTCCAAATGCCGCCATTGCTCCTGTCATTGCAACCATGCCGTCTGCGGCTTGCTTAAGTCTTGCTCCATCAAGTTCCTCAAAACTTTTCATACCTTCCGCAAAGCTTGGCAATGCGTTGCCCATAAGCCAGGTAGCACCCGCTATGCCCGCTCCTATCAGCGTAATGGCTCCACCCACTGCGGCTGCACCTAGTCCTATTAGAGGTGCTTTCGCACCGGCACCTGCCAGAGCATTTGTGATGCCTTCTAGGATGCCTCCGCCAATACCTCCCAGCATGCCGCCAATGTTCCCGCCAATTTTACCACCCATTGTTTGGTTAGGTTTGAGAGCTGGTTTAGCTTTACGAGAACGTTTGCTTTTCTTATCATCGTCATCATCGTCTGCGCTGCCACCACCAGGTAATAAGCCTCCCAATAAACTAGAAGCTCCTGCGCCAGCAGCTGACAACAATTTAGGACCGGCAAATATCGCAGCAATAGCTGCTACAACACCTGGATTATTAATTGCACCACTTATTGCATTAGTAAATGCTGTGCTTAGGGCTGATAACCATTTACCTTCTTTTATCTGATCAGTCATGGTTACTAACGTCTCGCCAAATCCTCCTATAAATTCTGCAAAGTGTTTTAACCCTGTCACTATTAAATCTAATAATCCGCTATCAATAAATGCTACTAGAAGGGCCTTTCTAACTTCTTTAACGTTTTCTTCAAATTTGTTCATCTGTTCTGTGACAGCGCCTCTGGCACTTGTTTCGGTTTTTGCTGCTTCCATGTCAGCTCGAAGTGCTTTTTCATCGAGCACTTGACGGCCGTTTACAACTTTAACATAATCAGTAAACTGTTTGCCCATTCCTTCTAGGACACCGGCTAATACGCTTCCGGGACCATCTAGGCCGCCTGCCGTAGCGGCTAGCAAAGATTCAAATTTTTCACCTGATTCTGCAGCCGCCCTCATGGCAGCCACCATCCTGTCTGTGCTGCCTTGATTAAACTGATCTAAACTTACAGAACTATCTTGTGCAGTTCTAGATAAACGTCTAACTTCTTCGGCTAATCCAGGCAAGGTTGCTGCAAAAACCTGTGTTTCTTCAGTAAGCGGCGGCATGCCTAAAAGTTGTTGCTTGAAAAATTCGGCAGCAGCCGGTCCATACATACTGGTTGCTTCAGCCATAGCTGCTCTTACTTTATCGGCATCTTCGTCTTTCATTTTGGCAAGCTTCATCTGAAATGCAACATCTGTGGAGTTTGCTGCTACTTTTTGATTTATTGAGTCAATTTCTTGGCCAGTAAGTTTGCTCAGTGTTGACAGGTTTTTTGCATACGAGGCTGCGGCCTGGGCTTGTTCAGCAGCACTGCGTTGTTCTGCTCTAGCACCAGCTCTGGACAACATTTGATAGGATACTAATTGTTCGTTAATTTCCTCAAAACTAAAACCCATATTCAATAATTGTTCTCTTTGATCGCCCAAACCTCTGTTAAGTTCAACCAATCGTTTTGCACCTGCGGTAACAGTACCGCCGAACGCAGCTAGATCTTGTGATCTATTTGCGATTAGAGAACTAAACTGATCTAGGGTGAGGTATGTTTCTGCAGCTGCTAATCTTAAATCTTGTAGACTGTTGTTAAAGGCTCCGCCTACACTGCTGAGATCTCTAAAGGCCACCATTGTGTCGTCTAGATAACCTGTTAGAGGTATTAATAAACTGCCTATGCCAGGAATATGTTGTGCAAATGCCGAAAGGTTACTGCCGCCTGATATTAATTCTTTTGCAAAATTTCCAACACTTACCGCAGCTACTCCAAGACCTTTGCCTGCCATACTCATGCTCTTGCTGAACGTGCTTATGCTTTCAGCGGATTCGTCCACCGTATCTGTGTGATCTTTTAGGGCATCACGATTTTCTGTTACAACGGTGATTGTGTCGTCAAAGCTTTTGGCAAGTTTCTTTGCTTTTTCTGCACTCTTCTTAGGGTCAAAGCCTTCTTTTTTTGCAAGGAATTCCACCGCCTTTACTAAGCTTTCCAGGGTTGCTTCGGATGCAACACCTCCTTTGCCTACATTGCCAATGTCTACCGTTTCGTCAGCCAAGTGAATGATTCCTAGTTAAATGCGCATATAA